ACTCGTTGATTCCTGCAATACATGAGCAGTTGTATGCTTGGCAATCAATATCCTGATATTTACAGTAATCACAACAGCTTATCTTCCCGCATTTTAAGAGAACTGTAGATAATGCTGCATCGCTTTGCCGTATATACTCTCCATTAGTCATTTGCGTGCTCATCTCCTAACCATTCTCTATTTGTCATCTTTATCCCTCTTCTCTTGTCATTTGCGCTCATTTCCGCGAAAGCCTTTGCAAATGCCACTATTCCGGCAACGTAGACTATCGCTATTACTAAAACTATCACTAGAATTATAAGGATCATGTCGCGCCTCTCATTTTCTCGGCAATCGCCCTAATGACATTGACCGTGACACCATTTCCGGCTTGCCGATATAACTGACTGTCAGAATTTACAAACTGCGCCTTTTCAAAGTAATCGTCGCTCCATCCTTGAAGTCTAAAATACTCTTTTGGCGTAAGCCGGCGGATTCTCGCGCTGTCGAGTGTCGCTAGGCTGCATCCTGTAGTTAATGTCTGTGCGTAGCCTTTACCGACGCGCCCTCTTCTCGTCTTTGAGTCCGGGAAGCTAATATTTATAGAATCACCGGTTTTCGCCTCCGCATATCCTTCGGCAGTCGCTTCTTTTATCAGCATGCCGTGCCTATCTTCGGCGGTAAGCGTAAACATTGGTTCTCCGTTTTCCTTGAACCTTCGTCCATTTTGCCTCTTGTTCGGTCGGTTCGGTGTTATGCATGGCATGACTATCAGATTGCTATTTTTTCTCGTTGCGCCTTTACAGTCTGTTGCCATAAGTGTCGCACTTGTCTCTATCCCGAATTGTTCAAGTCTTATATCTTTTGACTTCATAAAACTCCCATCCTTTGCTTTTTTGTTTACTCTGCACACTATGAGTGGTTGTTGACCCCCCCCACCCGACGTACCGATAGTAGGTGCTATTCCATTAGTGTTATATGTCCTATAAGTCTGTGGGTTTAGTCTTTTATTCCGCTCAATTCCGGCGAGCTGTTGAATATTAGTCTTTGAGTCATTTCCTGTGATAGGAAATATCTGTCCGGTACATCGTCCTCTAAGATGTCCGATAATAAACACTCTTTCTCTGTGCTGTGGGACTCCGAAATCTTGGGAGTCGAGAACTTGCCATTCTGCATCATACCCGTTCTCGTCCATTTTAGAGAGCAACTTGGCAAAATCCCATCCATCATGAATACTAAGCAAATTCTTAACGTTCTCAATGAATAGATAAGAGGGTTTACGGTCTTCTTCGAGCTGTTCAACAAGGTACATGACCCTGAAAAATAAGCTAGATCGATTTCCGGCGAATCCTTTTTGCAGTCCTGCGATAGATATGTCTTGACAAGGGAATCCGAAACACCACACGTCCGCTCTTGGGATATCAGGTGCATATACTCTTCTAATGTCATTTGCGTACCACTCACCATTTTTATATTCTTCCTTTCCGATTTCCTTTTGCCGGTCTTTGAGATTCATGATCGATAATTTTTCTCTTTGGCTATCAGTGATAAGATGCATTGATGTATATGACATGACGGCATATTTATCAAATTCACAAAATCCTACGCATTTATGTCCTGCAAGTTCCATTCCTCGTCTGAATCCTCCAATCCCGGCAAACCAATCAATAAATGTCATGTCGTGTAGTCCTCCGTGATGTTCCCCATCATGTCGATGCTCATTTGACCGTCGCAGTTAGGTTTTGATTTTCTGTGCGGTTTATAAGGATTGCCCGTGTCTACCGCTCCTACGTCTGTATACGCGTAATCTTTGCATTTGTTTGCGTGTGAGATTGCGGAGTGAGTTAGGAAGTCGTCACTGTCATCGCAGTAATATCCGGAGTCTATCTCAATACAGAATGCACAGTATTTGCAATATTGTTTCATGCCTACACCTCACTTGAATGGAATCTCATCTTCGATGTTGTCGGGGATGTTCATAAAGCCGTCGTCCTGTTTCTTCGGTGTCGGTTCAGAGCCTTTACTCTCTGCAAACTCTTGACTTGATACAATGACATCGGTCGTGTACACTTTCTGACCGTCCTTGTTCGTATATGAGCCTGTCTGAATGCGTCCGGAAACGACTATCTTCGACCCTTTATGAAGATATTTCTCCGTAAACTCCGCCGATTTTTTGAAGCATACGCAGCTTATGAAGTCCGCTGACGGCTGTCCGTCTTTCTTTGCTCCCATCCTATCAACTGCGATAGTGTAATGAGCGACCGCCATCGGCTCGCTCCCCTGTGTATACTTAATCTCGGGGTCTTTAGTAAGCCGACCCATTAAAATTACTTGATTCATATTGTTCCTTTCCGTCCTGCTGGACTATAAAAAGTTCTTTCCAAATTCCGACATCCATAAATCGTGACTGTATCGCTTCTCAAATTCTTTCTGTGCTATCTGGATAAGTAAGTCTCTGCAAGTGCCATGGTCGTGCAGTTCCCTGTGACAACTACGGCATAAGTGAACTGTAAGCCCGTATTTATCTGACATCTTACGGAATCGTCCGAATACCATGTGATGTACATCGGTCGGATACCATGCGCCGCAGATATAGCATTTGTCCGGATCATCATCCGGTATGATCGATGTCAATTTATCAACCCCCTCTCAATTGCATCAAAGTCATAGTCGCGCTTGTTGTCAGATACCTCTAATGGCTTTCGTTTGCCCGAATGTTCATCCAGTGCCTTATAAACCCATCGTTTAAGCGATAAATAGTCTTCTTTTGACTTGTATCCCTTTTCCTGTCGATAGCCGCTTAAGAACTCTATAGCCTGTGAAGTCTTGGCTTCGCCGTAGTCAATATTTAGTTTTTGAAGCTGTGAATCTGTCAATCTGACGTTCTTATAGCTTCCGAAAGTCTTTTTCGGTTCGGTTGGTTGTGGCTTCTTTTTCTTTATCTCTTTTTCTTTTTCTTTATCTATCTCTTTATCTATATCTATATCTACGTTCGGTTTTTGTTCGTTTTTGTTCGTTTGCAACATTTTTTGCCTGTCTCGGAAGGCTTCAGACCGCAGTGCGCTTGATGTTTTGACGATTATTGAATCTTGCACAAACGGTAACCGATAATCTTTTTGATTTTCCTCAATCAGCAACCCGCATTTCAACAGATAACTGACTGTTACCGCCACGTTTTCCGGGTCTTCATCAATATCAAGTGCCAGTTCTTCCGGGAACGTCTTTTCAAGCCCTGTGTATTCGAGATATCCGTCTTTTGTGAGCGACAGTAATTGCATTTTTAGATATATGATCGTGTAAGTATCGCCGCCGGCAAGCTTGCGCAGTTTTTTGATACGTTTGCTGTTGAAAAAGTCTTTATTAAGTTTCAACCAATAGTATTTATGAGTCTCTGACATCTCTCACCTCGTGGATCGTGAGTTCAATCCTTGGATGCTCCTTATCAATAAAAAAGCTATCATCAAATCCGGTAATGTTCGCCCATCCGTCATTTTCCAAGATGCCATTTTTCACAAGCGCGTCTTGAATGACCTTGTGAGCAAATCCGCTGATGTTGTCTAGGTCACGCCGTTTATTTTTTTCATAAAATCGGTAATATATAAACACCGGTCTATCAATCATGAGTCCGATATTAGTGGCGCACATTACAGCTTTTTCCGCGTCTTTCTTCATCTTGCTCCCCACGAACGGGTTGCTCCGGCAAGCCTGCGTGTACTCGTTTATGCCTGGGAGTCTCCCGGGTATCGTAAATTTATAATTCACCTCTCTGCCTCGCTTTCTTGAGCCTCGCAGTATGCTTGTCACATAGATAGTCAATCTCGACATGAGACTTAATACGATCCTCATAGATTTTCTTACGTTCTTTTTGAAACTTTATATACTTATCACACTTCCCGTGACAACCTACCTTGCGTTCTGTGCAATTAAAACACTCATTTGCCATTTTCCGCCCCTTTTCTTCTCTTGATGCTCAATTCCTCGCCCGATATATTAAAGTCGCTCTATGAGCCTTGTGTGATGTTCTCGATGGCTTTCTTCATGTCTTCCGATGTCGGTAAGTCAAGTCCTAAGTCTTTCATGTCGGATATGACACCATCGAGTAGCACAGAAAACTCCTTGGAGTCGTAAGTTGATGAACCGAAAAAACATATCATCTCGACATTTCCGTATTCGGTTTCCCCGACTTCCCGAATCTCGCGCCACTGCCTCTTCATCGCTTCAACAGCGTCCGGCATGACCTCGATGTACGTGAATTTGCCATATTTTTCGAGTGCCGACAGATAGACTTCCCACGGGTCAATCGTGAGTTCATGCGCTATACTCCCGATGCATTCCCATAAAAGAGCGTTCGCGCTAAGACTCCGCCTGTTGCGGTGCTTGGCAATCTTGATATCAAGCGGCATATCCTTGTACTTTTCAATCTCTTCCGGTGGAGCGGTCACCTCTAGTGAGATAACCGCCTTATTTGACCGAAATGGCACTTCTATTGACTTGATAACTCCGTTCGTATCCATCACAGTGCCTCGTTATGACAGCTTCTTTACGGCTTCAACGTACTGTTCGCCGGTCAGATTCTCAACTCCGTTCGGAAAGACTTTTGCCGGATCGAATCCCTTTTTCTCGCACAGCTTATTGACTGTCGCTATCTCGACCGGAGTCAGCTTTCTCTGTGAGTCTTTCTGCAGCTCTGCCTCGCCCTTTTCGTCTTCGGTTTCCTCGTGATACTCGTTCGTGTCTGCGTCCTTTGTATCATCCAGTAAAAAGAGACCGTTAAGCGCGTATTTACGGGCGTATGATGAGGCTGTTCCGGTTATCTGACTGGAATCCATGCCCTTCTTTTCTTCCGGTTCTCTTGCGAACGCTGTCGCAGATATCGCTTCATCCTGTTCCGTGTCGTTAAGTAGGCAAGTAGAATGTACATATACTCTGTCACCTATCGCATCGACTGAATCTGTGATAGTCAGCGTCATTTTATATTTAGCCAGTAACGGCTTGACCGCCTCGCATATCCCCTCGGCATTCCTGTACTTGTACTTACCAAAGCTGTTATAAAGGTTCTTCGGGGCTTTAAGTTCCGTCTCGATGTGCATATACTTTTCCTTGAAACTCATCTTTTCCATTTATAATTCTCCTCTTTCTACTGCTTCACTTGCAGTGATTCCGTCACACTCGCTAAGTAATTGTTCCTCACACACGTACCGCTCATCTTCCGTTGAAAAATAGAAGATATCGGCATCACATTCCAAACAGCAGTTACACACATCACCTTGTGGGATATCGTCGAACTCCGCGCTCTTATAGTCTTCGAGTAAACAATCTTTGCAGACTCTCTCACCGCTCGAATTGAGATACAGGATATCGGCATCATCACCACATTCGTCGCAGTATAGGTGTGGAACGTTCTTGTTTTCGCACGCACTCCCGATACATCCCATCTCCGGCGGACATCCTACACACTCGTCCTCAATCCTTAGCATCGCGTTTCCTCTTAATCTCCGAATTATGAGTATCGATCATGTCAACAGCGTCTGTACTTTTGGGGAGTCGTAGCAATGACCTTAAGTCGGATGTCTTGATGTATCCGGCGCAGTCACTATATTTGACCTCGCTAAATTCATTTGACCGGCACGCCGCCTCTGCGTGTGCTATCTCCTCGCGGTCAATCGCCGCGATAAGGCTTGCAACCCTCTCTTCAAGCATTGCATTCCTCGCCGCGAGTGATCTCGCTTCTCGACTCAAGTCATCGACTAATTCCACTTCTTTATCTGTCATGTCTCTCCCTTTCCGCTTTCGCTATAGCTTCTACTGTTGTTTTTAAGTCTCTTGCAATCTCCACGTCCGCCCATCCGGCTCGCTGTAATGCTCCGACTTTTCCTAAGTCAATGCCGTCTTCAACGACTGGGTCAGCTTCTTTTGTACTTGGATATTTACGCGTGTACTTCCTTTTAACTCTTGGCTTTTCCACATCTTCCTCTTTCTTCGGTGGGTATAGAGCGTCAAGGATATCCAACATGCACGACTCGCAGTAATGGTTGCTCTGCAATCCGTCTAGTGACTCCGTAAAGCCGTCATCATCGTGATTTTTTACGAATGTCCTAACTTGATGCACTTCCCCTTTTATCTCTTTTCCGCACCGATCACATATATAAATTGACTTTATATCTCTGCTCTATATATCTCTGCTACTGTTATGTACATATCATCTGCGATATCGTTATCGTTCCATCCGGCCCTTCTTAATGCTCCCACTCTGCCAAGATCAATGTCACCTTTGACGCTCTCCTACTTATTCATAATCTGTCCGATGTTTTTAGTGCGAACAGTTTTAAGATATGATACCTTTTTCTTAAATGTATCAGGGTATATAACCTCAATAGTCTTGAGGATTTTATCACTATCAATGCTCAAATCGTTACAGTCATCTGCGATACTCATACTATCCATGATTTCTCGTAAGAGCATACTCGCTCTGTCGTTTATTCCTCTCATATTGTCATAAGAGGTTTTGCTCAATACAACTGTGTTCACTTCATTATTTACCATAATCAGTACCTCCCCTTAGCTTCTGACAGACTCACCATGCGATGTTGCTTCATGTCATTAAGGAAGTCTTCGCTCGGATTTGTAACCTTGTAACAAGGGCGGTCTCCGAAGCAGACAATATAACTCATGGTCAAGGTCTCGCATAGAATAGTCGTGTACTCCTTTGTCATAGCAGCGCCGCTGATAGCCGGAGAGCCATCTGCCGCCACATCGAACCCGGTACAGGTGCTTCCCCATATTTGAGGGAACATCGTAGTATTGAAGTCGAAACAGGCATATTTTGTGTTGTTCTCTTTCTTATATTGCTCTACAGCCGAAAGAAATTCTTTGTCCTGTGAGAGAAGTTGTTTTGCCTTATATTCCAGCAGTTCCAAATTAGGATAGCGTGTCATTTTACCACCTCGTAGTTAATTATCACCTTGATTGCACGAACTATCAGAGACATAATTCTATCGTCAGCATGGTGGTCTCCTGTGTAGTGTGCGTACAGGTCGCACTTACTATCGTCAGCTCCTTTGTCATAGCAATATTCCATGAAGTCTACGCTTAAATAATCGGATTCATCTGGGAACTCGCCTTGTTCGTCTACTTTATACTCGAAATAGTTCTTCATCAAATCCATAACAGCTTCGTGTGTATCGGGCGAGTGCCCATTATGATGTAACAGACTTCTACACCTGTCAATGTACGATAACTTATCTTGGTAAGTGTAGTCTGAGTGTGTTTCCTCTGTGTAGTCGTGAAACGACTGTCTTATGATTTCCTCAAAGTTATCGGGAGGAAATGTTGAATCAATCCTTATATTTCTTGGAAAAGTTATAATCATTTCGCCACCTCCTCATAATCGGAACACCTCATTTCTCCACCGGTGATACTGATTTCCTTTACCTTTGGGCGAGTACAAATGACACTGCCAGCACCTTGAACTAATTTCATACCTTGCTTTATAATGGTACGAGGTCTAGTTGCAATGTCAGCGTGTTTACAGGTTTTACATAAGCTACTCATTATCTGTTACCTCCTTAAAAGTGAATGTCACGTTATGTGCTTCATCATCAAACTTTACTGTCTTCTCAAGGGAAAAGAGTTCCTTACCGTCTACACGATAAGTCTCGACATTTCCCTCTACCAGCATATCGATACGATTCTTCGCAACGAGCTTCTTTACCTTCGTGCGAGTGTATCCATGAGCATTGAACAGCTCATAGAGGATAGCGTCTTTCTGACTTGCGATTGCCTGTGCTAATACATTACTCACTGTAGTACCTCCTCAATGTATTCTCTCAATTCTTCCTCTGTCTTCTTGGCTGACTCGTTCAGCTCCTTTGCCGTTAACTTGGTGTCGGTTGTAAAATCTGCGGCGAACTCCTTGAGCTCGTCGATGCTGTTAAACTCTGCTGTTATCTTCATATCTATATCCTCCTTTATTTGGTAGAAAAGTAATGATCACCACACCTGTATGCCGGTGTGCCGCATGAGT